GCCAAGATAGCCGAGCTTGAAGAGGCCTTCCGGTTATATCAGAAAGCTCAGGAGGAAGCGGCCGCAACAGGTGAAAACTTCCGTGAGGTTATCAACTCCGTAAAGCAGGAGATGAACGAATTAGCGGCTGCCTATGAAGAGGCCTATAACGCTGCTCTGGATAGTATATCCGGACAGTATAACCTATGGGATGAGGCCGCTGATATTGTTGCAACAAGCGCATCAAAAATCAATTCAAACCTTGAAAGCCAGATTAACTACTGGCAGAAGTATAATGAAAACCTTGAAAAGCTGAAGGAACGCAGCGCGGACATTGAAGGGCTTAATGAAATGATAGCCAGCTTTGCTGATGGCAGCGCAGAAAGCGTAAATGCCATAGCCGGTATGGCTAATGCCAGTGATGCGGATCTGCGGAAGATGGTTACCAACTGGCAAAAGCTGAAGCAGGAACAGGAAACCGCTGCCGGCAGTCTCGCGGAGATTGAGACGGAATTCAAGGCTTCAATGGACAATATCCAGCAAGAGCTGGAGGCTACCATAGCTGAAATGAATCTCAGCGAGGATGCTGCAAAAAGCGCTAAACAGACCATGCAAGGCTTTGCTGATGGTGCAATTGATATGTTGCCGACCGTCCAGGAAGCTTATAAGCGTGTGGCACAAGCAGCAATAGCGGCCATTGATTCGCAGCTGGAAATAAGAAGCCCGTCCCGTGTAATGGAGCAAAAGGCAGAAATGACATGGGCTGGTTACATCAATAAAACCCGGGCTTTGGAACCGGAAGTGACGAAAGTAATGGCTGAAATAAGCATGGCTGGTATTGAAGCCTTCCCTTCATCGGCAAGGAATGAAGCGGTATCTGCACATCCCGGGCCAAGTGTCGGAGGCAACCATATCATCCTGACCGTATCTCCGTCCTACAGCATTTCAGGAGTTGGTAACACGTCCGATATAGCGACTGTATTAAAAGAGGCTGCCAGCGATCTGAAAGATTATATCCTTGATGTTCTTGAGGATGCTGGAATTGACTCGGTGAGGAGGGCATACGCATGAGCAGAACCTATACTACTGTACAGGGCGATATGTGGGACAGCATAGCACATACACAGCTGGGAAGTGTGGCTCATACGGATAAGCTGATGAATCTCAATCCGGAATACCGGGAGTATTATATCTTCCCTGCAGGGATAACACTCGTGCTGCCTGATGTCGAGGAAGAAGCAACTGATACAGCTGCGCTGCCTCCATGGAAGCAGGTGAGCGGATGAGCGATAAAGATTTAGCAAGACGCACGGATGCGGAAGTCTACTTTGACGGTGTGAACATTTCCGCATCCCTGCGGAAGTATTTAATCTCATTAACATACACAGACAACGAAGAGGACGAAACTGACGATCTGCAGATCCTGATTGAAGACCGGGACGCTGTCTGGTTAGAAAAATGGCTGAACGTAGCTATACAAGCTGCGGCTTCGGGTAGTCCATCCGGAGGGTCATTATACAAAGTTACGGCAAAAAGCGGATTGAACGTGCGCAGCGGTCCAGGAACGAATTATAAAAAAATCGGAGCTCTTTCCTACGGGACACAGGTGAATGTGATTTCTATTTCCGGAGGATGGGCGACCATAAAATATAGCGGCCAGACAGGATATATAAGCACCAGCTATATTACAAAGGTTGCTGCTGACAGCTCGGAGGCCATATCCGGAGATTGGAACATCGGCGATGCTGTCATAGTGAATGGACAGCCTCAATATTCCAGTTACGGAACCGGAACACCTGGCGCGCCTGTTACCAATTACAGAGGCAACATTACGCAGCTTAATCTCAAAAGCGGTGTGCCTTATCCTATACATGTGGGATATCTCGGCTGGTTTGCAATTGACCAGGTGGTAAAGGCTATCCCCACTGAAAGCGGTGTTGTAAGCAGCGGATCAGCCGTAAAGGGCCTGCGGATCCAGGCGGCCATTGTGAGGAAAAACTGGAACAATGATGGCAATGATAAGGTGCTTGATTGCGGACAATTTGAGCTTGACAGTGTTGAAGCTGACGGCCCACCCTCCACTATTGCGATTAAAGGCACCGCGCTTCCTTTTAGCTCACAAGTCCGCCAGACCAAAAAGAGCAAAGCCTGGGAAGCATACACCCTGTCACGTATCGCCAATGAAATAGCCTCGGCCAATGGTATGACATGCATGTATGAATCGGCCACGGATCCGTACTATTCCCGCGTTGAACAGGTAACAATGAGCGATATAGCCTTCTTACAGCAGTTATGCAAAAATGCCGGGATATCGCTTAAAGTGTCTAATAACATTATTATCCTGTTCGACCAGGCAACCTACGAAGCGAAGCCTGCTGTTTTCACCATAAAAAGAGGCTCTGGCACGTATTTGAAATACAAGCTCCGGACCGGTGAAGCGGATAAGAAATATGCAAAATGCAGGGTAAGCTATGTTAACCCGGCAACGGGTGAAACAATCCAGGCCACTGCATATGCCGAGGACTACAATCCCAAAGACAAGAAAAATCAAACCCTCGAAATAACTGCCAAGGTCAGCAGCATTGGAGAAGCTCAGGCCCTGGCAAATAAAATGCTGCGCTTAAAAAACAAATATGAGTATACAGCGACATTTACTCTTCCCGGCAATCCTGATTTGGTGGCCGGGGTCACTGTGATGTTATCCGGCTGGGGCGCCTGGGACGGTAAATATATTATCAGCCAAGCAAAACATACCATCGGCAAGTCCGGCTACACTACGCAGATCAGGCTGCGTCATGTATTGGAGGGATACTGATGGACAGCGAAAACATTCTAAGGAACCTGGTGCGGATAGGTACGGTCAGCTCGGTGGATCCGGCCAAGCGCACTGCCCGTGTAATATTCAAGGATAAGGATATGGTATCAGGGTGGCTGTACGTGTTGCAACACCATGGAGCGGGCGTTTATACCAAGCTAGATGGCGAACACTCGCATGACATATCCGGCGGCGGTACGACTGAAAATAGCGGCGAACATGACCACGCAGCCAACGTAACTTATTGGATGCCTAAAGTCAATGATACGGTGCTGGTGCTATACCTCCCCGTATTCAACGGCGATGGCTTCATACTGGGGGCGATATAATGCAGGTAGGATGCCTCGGGGACATCATATTCCAGGTGTCCTCGAATACGATAAAAACCATTAACAGAGTAGAGTGGTCAGGATCCGCACGATACAGCGAACATCAGCGGCACCTGACAAATGCTCTTACTGAATTTACTGGACTTGATCCCGATACCATCTCATTTGAGATGGTTCTTTCTGTATATTTGGGCGTTGATCCGATGGCGGAGCTTACCAAGCTATGGGAATATGAACGCAGCGGAAAAGCTGTTACTCTCGTTATCGGAGAAAAGGTATACGGAAAATACAGGTGGACAGTCAAAAGCCACAAGATAAAGTTTGAGACATACGACAAAAAAGGAAACATGACCGGAGCTACTGTTGCTGTCGATTTGCTTGAATATCTGAAATCGTGAGGTGGTGCTATGAACTATATAATCAGCACAAAGGATCTGGGCAGTATCACCCTCAATGAAACCGATACAGTTAAATCCGTGCTGCAGAACATTAGGATAATCCTTTCAACGCGTCAGTTCTCTGTGCCACTATACCGCGAATTCGGATTACCCATGCAGTTCCTGGATAAACCGATACCTGTTGCAAAGGCGCTGCTAATAGCAGAGATAAGAGATGCAATAACAGAATTTGAGCCCCGCGCCAATGTGCTCAATGTGACAGTCGAAATTGACGAGAATGCTCCGGGTAAAGTACATGCTACTGTGGAGGTGGAAATAAAAGATGAGTAGAAAAGAAGATTATCAGTTTATTGAAACAGATACCAATGCCCTTGTCTCAAAGCTTATCTCCTCCTATGAGCAGATTACCGGAGTAACGGTGCGCCCGGCCAGCCCTGAAAGGTTATTCATTCAGTGGATAGCAAGCGTCATCGTTCAGGAACGGGTGATGTGCAATTACACAGGAAATCAGAACATACCAAGCAGAGCTCGTGGTGAAGACCTCGATGCGCTTGGAGAGCTTTTCTATGATAAGACCAGGCCTGCAGCTCAGGCGGCACGTTGCACAATGAGATTTCATATTTCCGAAGCACAGCCAAGCGCCATACTGATACCAGCCGGCACAAGGGTCACAGATAAGGAAAATACCCTTATCTGGGAAACGACAGCTGATGCCTATATTCCCATCGGAGAAACATCCGTTGATGTAATGGTTCAGTGCCAGACGCCAGGAATAGTCGGTAATGGTTATGCGCCCGGACAGATCGACACGCTTGTGGACGTGTTTCCATATTACAGCCATTGTGAAAACATCACGGAAAGCGATGACGGAGCGGATGCAGCAACGGATGAAGAATACTATGAGCTCATGAGAGCCAGTGAGGACGCTTACAGTACCGCAGGCCCCGAAGGAGCTTATATTTATCATGCCAAAAAAGTGTCGACGCAAATCGCTGACGTTGTAGTAAACTCACCAAGCCCAGGTCAGGTAAATATTTATATTCTCATGGCCGATGGCACAATTGCAGGCGAAGAGATTAAGAACGCTGTGTATGAGGCGTGCAATAACAAATATATTAGGCCACTGACAGATTATCTTGTAGTAGCAGATCCGGAAACGGTTTCCTATGACATAGAGCTTACCTATTACATCCAGAGAGATACGGCTTTGAGCGCATCCGAAATCGAATCGGCAGTAAATGCCGCTGTTACAGAGTATGTATCTTGGCAATGCGCGAAGCTTGGCCGTGACATAAACCCCTCCTATCTCCTGGGCTTGCTCATGCGTACAGGCATTAAGAGAGTTGAAATGGTTAGCCCGGAATATACTCCGCTTCGTGATGGAAGAGATAATACAGTTCCGCAGGTTGCATCGGTCGGAACAATCACAATAACGAATGGAGGGTACGAGGATGAATAACTATGGCATAACCCGTGATAACCTGCTTCGTACCCTGCCTGACGTTTTGAAAAACGACAAAAAGATGTGTGCACTGGCAACAGTTATCGCCGACCTTCTTTCCGGCCAGGTGGACGAAATCCGCAAATTAAAAATCTACTCGCAAATAGACAGTCTCCCGGAACCGCTGCTTGATATTCTCGCCTATGACTTCAAAGTCGACTGGTACGGATATGATTATGACATCGATGTAAAACGCGCCCAGCTAAAAGACAGCTTCAATGTTCACCGCCATCTTGGGACACGCGGAGCGGTAGAAAGAGCCTTAAGCGATATTTATCCCGGTACCGAGGTTGAGGAATGGTTTGACTATGGCGGCGATCCTTATCACTTCCGCGTGCTGCTGGATGTAACCGATCAGCGTGTGAGCATATCCCATGATGAAATCATCAGGGCGATAGAAATGTTTAAATCCCGCCGTTCACACCTTCAAGACAACAACGTAATATACCGCAGCCGTGTCCGGATCGTTATCGGCGTGACTACTGGTTATGTGGTATATGGAGCGCGTCTGTGCGGTACATATCCTGTACGGGCGACACAAGGCGGTATCAGTGCAAGCGACATTAACCTGGATGCTTCCGGAGGCGGAACCGCATATAGTGCACGGTTTTGCGGTACGCCTCTTGGTAGTCTGATGTAAAGGAAGGTGATATAAATGCTTGACTCTGCAGCTTTTGAAGATCTTAACAACTTTATCAAACGAAGAATTGCAAGTGCCCGATATCGCGTAGGCTCTACTTATTATCCGGCCACAATAAATGATATTGTAATTCTTCCGACAGGTACCGTAAGGGCGCTGCTGTCAATTATACCTGGCGGGACAGTAACGATTAACAGAGTAGAGCTGTACAACAGTGACGGCAAACTATGGGCACATCAGGATGTCAGCATTACAATATCGACAGGACAGACCGGTGTGCTTTATTGGTTTGATTTCACCATCACGGAAGGGGAGGTCTAAGTATGTATGATTGGACTAAATGGCAGGACCATGTGACAAGCCCGGCAAACCTCTTTAATGTGGTTGATAACGGAGATGGCACATGGACGATTACTCCGGCTGGAACTGTCATGCAGCAAGGCACGCCACAGGACCAGGTTCGGTTTAATAATATCGAAAATGGCATAGTTGATGCACATGTGGCAATCCAATTATTGCTGAACTATGCCAGACAGAATTTGCTGGAAATCGAAGTCGGAACGGTAATATTAACGAATACTCAGGCATTCCCGTTCAATGACAGCCAGCAGACAATTAGCCTTGCAAAAGCTAAGGAAAACAGCAACTACATTGTAATTCCGGAAATCATGTCAGCCGTCGGAAACCCCGGCGAGATAGTGATTTCTGACAAGCTTATAAGCGGATTTAAAATAGCTCATACCGGTTCAGCAAAATCCGTTACCGTCAAATACACTGTGATAGGAGGGGTTCTGAAATGATAATTGTTGAAAAGAACGAAGGCCCAAAGATTCCGTATTCAGTTAATGGTACTCGGGTCACTTTTAACGATGACCTTACCATTAACCTTGCAAGCCGTGAGCAAGATTGGCCGGTGCATATCGATATCTGCTTCGATGAGGATCGGGCTCTTGTAATCGGCGCAGCTGCTGGACGTGCCTATGTCGCACAGTTTGATATTCCGGCCAGACGGTATACCGAGGAAGAGGTTGACGGAGAAATGCAGCGCATTCCTTTGCCGCTTGATATGGATACCGTAACACTGACCCTTTGGGCGATTGAGTAAAGGAGGAAATGACGATGGCAAACTTTGATCTTTCAAATCTCGCTCTTGCAGCTGTTTGTCCCGGCAATGAGATACTTTACGATGATAAGGGTATGCCCAGCATCATGGTTAAAATTCCTAAACAGACATATAAACAACTCGGTTTAGGAGAATCGGAAGCTGTTCACCCTGCTTTCATCGTAAACGGTCAGGAAGTAGATGCTATCTGGATATCCAAATACCAAAACATTGTTAAAAACGGTCGGGCATATTCTTTGCCAAATCAGGATCCAGCCGCTTCTCTTAATCTGGATACAGCTATTAACTATTGCGCTGCAAAAGGTCCGGGTTGGCATCTTATGACGCGCATGGAATGGGGATTGCTTATCCTGTGGTGTGAGAAAAATGGATTTATTCCAAAGGGAAACAATAACTATGGGAAACATTCAAGTGAAAGTAACTACAAAGCCATTCCCACTTATTACAGTAGCGGGCAGATAGGCCGTGTTGCTACAGGTACCGGTCCTTTGTCATGGTATCACGATAACTCACCTGCAGGAATTGCTGATCTTTGCGGCAACGTATGGGAATGGATGGGTGGTATCCGTTCTGTTTATGGGGAACTGCAGATTCTTGCCAACAACAACGGGGCTGACAGCTCTCATTCTCAAGCGGCAGGTGGTCTTGAATGGAAAGCTATTAAGGCTGATGATGGTTCACTTATCACACCAAATGGAACCGGGACTACAGAAGGCAGCGTTAAAATGGACTTCATTTCCAGTAAACTGACTTACTCCACTTCCATCACAGATCCGGCACGCGGTGAACATAGTTGCACCTTTGGTAATATCACCTGCGATGGTACAATTGGTAATGCTGCTAAGTTGCTTCTGCAATCTATCGGCATGTTGCCTTATAATCCTACCGGACTTTGCAAGGATCATTATTGCTATTTCAATAACAACGAAGCTGAGCGGTCTTTCTACTCCGGCGGCTACTGGAGCCGCTCGGCCTGCGGGCTGGCCTCGTTCAGCGGCAGCAACTCTCGCGCCAGCGCGTACGTGCTCATCGGCTTCCGCTCCGCTTATGTTGTACTGCCATCTGCATAACTGTGTTCTGTTAGCTCCGCGATAGCGGAGCTAAACGTAAATTTTTTGGAATAACGAAATACGTTATTTTCTCACAAAATAGCGCATACTCTGACCGCTTCATGTAATATAAGTTCAAGGGAAACAGGACGGAGGGTGAGTGAAACATGGCCGAGGAGTTAAAAATACTCCAAAAAATTTTTGACATGATGGAATACGGCTATGGTGCGCTCGCTCAATACCCGAAGTCTGAAAAATTCGCTCTCGTTGCAGACATTAAGCGTAGCATGGACAGAATGCTGGAACGAGCGATTGAAGCCCAAAAAAAGTATTACAAAAAGACCACTTTGCAGGAACTGGATGTAGAAATCACAAAGCTAAAGGCATACCTGAGGCTATCAAAGAACCTTGGATTTCTGCCTATGAAAAAGTATGAAATCTGGTCCGAAAAGGTGGTTGAGATCGGCAAGATGCTGGGTGGATGGTTGAAATCCGTCAATCAACAAAAATCCACTTAACATGGGGAACAGATCGCTGCGGTCTTTCTACTCCGGCGGCAACTGGAACAACTCGGCCAACGGGCTGGCCTCGTTCAACGGCAACAACTCTCGCGCCAACGCGAACGTGAACATCGGCTTCCGCTCCGCTTTGCCTCCACGTCAGATATTGCAGACTCACGGGTTTGCATTCAGTACAGAGGTGATAAAGGGATCTGTTTCCCTGCCTTGACGCATCAGCTCAAGGCTAAAAACATTTAGCTGCGTATACCGCCGGTATTGGTATAGTACCAAGAAAGCTGTAAAGCGCAGCCTTTGGGGGAGTGGCGCTATGGAAAAGCACAAACATGTTTTTGAAAGGTTTGCAACCTTCGATAATATGTATGACGGATATCTCCTTGCCCGCAAGAATAAGCGGTACAAGGATGAAGTGCTGGCCTATAGCGCCAACCTTGAAGAAAACCTTATCGATGCTGTTAACCGTCTCCGGTGGAAACAGTATACCGTGGGACGCATGAGAGAGTTTTATGAATACTTCCCAAAGAAGCGAATAATTGTTGCACTTCCATTCGCTGACCGTGTTATAAATTGTGCAGCTTATAATGTACTGTGGCCAATCTACAGACGTTCGTTTTATGAGCACAGCTATGGCAGCATCCAGGGCCGCGGTCCGATAAAGGCTGCTGCTCAGTTACAGTATTGGATGCGCCTGGTGCAGAACAAACCTCAGAAATGGTGGATTGGCAAGGCAGACGTTGCAAAGTTCTTTTTCCGGATTCCTATTGAGGTTCAGCTCCGGGAGCTCGGCAAACCTCTTGATGATCCTGACATGATGTGGTTCCTGGAAACTGCTATCAGAGCTGACGGCCGACCAATGGGATTGCCTATAGACTGTGCGGATGTCTTTGAAGCTGAACGGATCATGGGGATTGGAATGCAAGTAGGCTCTCTCATATCCCAAATGACAGCCAATGTTGTTATGACACCGGTGGATCATTACATGAAGCGTGAGGTCAGAATTCCCTACTACATCAGGTACATGGATGACATGATACTGATGGCGCCGAGCAAGCAAGAAGTAAGGGAAGCTATCGAGCTGCTCGACAATTACCTGCAGGAGAACATGGGGCTGCAGCTTAATAATAAAACAGCCATCATGCCATATGATGCAGGTGTCGAGTTTGTCGGTAAGCGTATTTGGCCCCACAAAATAGAGATTCGCAGAAGTACTACCCTCCAGATGAAGCGGCATCTTAAGTATGTTATGGAGCATTACTCCAAAGGTGAGCTGACATTGGAATATGCCAGAAGCGTCCTTTTCAGCTACCTCGGCATGATGAAACATTGCAATTGTGATTCGCTGAGAAAAAAGATCCTGGAGTGGTATGTTCTCGTAAGGAAATCTGAATAAAAAACTAAAGTCATTAAAGCGATCCTGGAAGCAGGGTCGCTTTTTTGATGTGCGGACGGAGGACGATATATGAGCGAAATAGCAATTTTGTCAACAGTACTTGGTATTCTCGGAACGGTATGTGCCATGGCGTTCGGTTATGCCACTTACAAAAGAAACCATCGGGTTGATAGTGAGAATGAAGGCAGAGAAAGCGGGACAATCCTGACGGAAATCGGCTACATAAAAGCTGGCGTGGATGACATCAAGCGCAAACAGGAAAAACAGGATGAAAGACACCTGGAAATCATCTCCCGTATCACAGCCGTG